GTACGTTTCCTGAACCTGCTGCAGGTTTCTGTGGTCCATAAGCTCCGCCGCCAGATCCTCCGTCTTCTCCGCCACCGCCACCGCCTCCCGTTGATTCGAAAAGCACTGATGGTGCGTTTACATAAATTTCACTATCTGAACCAGGATTTCCATGACTGCCCGGGGTAGCATTACCTCCAGCTCCCACAGTTACTGTGTATGCGACTCCAGCTTCAAATTCTATTTGAGTTCCTCCAGGATAAGATGTTCGTAAACCTCCGGCACCTCCTCCAGCTCCTTGAGAATAAGTTCTTCCAGCTCCGCCACCAGCAATAAATAAATAATCAGCGGATAGTGGTCCTGCACCTCCTCCTCTTGTTTTTCCAAAACCTGTTGCTGAACCTGCCCCAAAAGTCCCTAATAGTGGCATAATGTTTCTCCTCCTTATTTATTACGCAAACTGTGTTTGTGATGCTAATGTTGTAAAGGTAGCATCTCCAGTTTTAATTATTGTATATGTATAAACATCATGTGAACTTGCATTACCTTCAGATGGTGCTTCTCCACCTTGCCATTCTGGCGTAACACCAGATCCATCAATTTGAACGGCACTGTTATAATAAGCCGATCCACCTTGAGGTACGATGTGAGCGATAGTGATAGATTCACTTGTGTCCATAATTGAGTTTAAAGAATTTGAACCGTCACCTCTAATGTTTAAAGTCCAGTTTCCTGAAGCGTTAGAAGTATAATTTAAAACTGCTTGAGTAAGTACATCATAAGTAAGTGTACCAGATGCTGCTGTTGCTGAATTTGTAACTTTTTCTGCAACACTTTGAATTTTACCTTGACCGTTGAAAGTTGCTCTACCAATTCCTTTTGGAGTAAGATTTAAATCAATGTTAGTGTCTCCACCAGTTGCAGATATTGCAGGTGGATTACCTGTAGCTGCATTAGCTATTGTAAATTCGTTAACTGCTGAACCAGTAGCTGTTAAAAGTGCAAGTTCATTTCCGTTAGTATCTAAAATAGATGTTCCAATTTTTGGTGAAGTTAAAGTTTTGTTTGTTAAAGTTTCAGTTGCTGAAAGAGTTACAGTCCCAGCAGGTAGTGTGTATATATCTGGGTTGGTACCATCATTTGCAGTAGCAAAAACAACAGCATCACCTTTGTTAGTTGTTGAAAAAGTAAATGTATCTCCTGAACCAGTTGCATATTTAAATTGTACTGTATGAGCACCTGATGTTGAATTTCTTAAAAAATAAAATGTTTGTGCATCTAAAGGAATTGTTACGATTTGGTTTCCAGTAATAGTACCTGTAAACTCAATCATTCTGTGAGACATAACTGCTCCAGTATTTCCATCAGTAACTGATAAAGCTGTAGTTTGTGCACCACCTGCAATTGATTGAGCGGTGAAGCCACCTAAAATTTGTTCTAAAATATTTAAATTAGTATTTGTTTTATCTCCCCATGTACCAGCGTTTTCACCAGTGACCATTAGTTCGACCCCAAGAGGTGTGTAAGCCATAAATTTTTATCTCCTAAATAATTATAATTTTACCTTATTTATGCAGCTCGATCAACCACTGTCCAAACATTATTTACTCCAGGATTTACCTCAGCCCATGCTGTAATATTAGGTGATCCGACAGAAGAAGTCAATGACTGCCCTGTAAGAGTGACTAGTCCATTCCCTGTAATACCCTCTTCACCAAGAGATGACGTTATTGATAAACCTGAAACACCTATTATTTGTCCTGGGATTTCAGCGTGTTGACCAAGAGTCATTGTTAATGACTGTCCTGTAGGCTGTTCAACAGTAGTTTGAACTAAGCTAGTATTTCCTTGAGTCATGGTCATTGAAACACCAGTCACATCTACAGGAGTTTTTAATCCTCCAATCGTATTACCTTGAGAAGATGTGATAGATATACCTGTAGCATCTACTACAGCTAATCCAGTTGTTCCAAGAACACCTGCATTAGTGATATCAAGTTGATCTTCGGATGCAAACACAGTAATTCCAACATCACTAATTGTTGAGAAATTACCTTGTGTAATATTTCCTTGAACACCAGTAACTGCTACCGTATGATCTGTAAATGCAGTTTCATTTCCAATAGAAGAAGTTAAAGATTGTCCCGTTACTTGAACTGAGAAATTATCACCCCAAGCAAATTCACCCCATTCACCTCTACCCCAACCTTCACCTGTTAAAGTTGTTTCATCTACAGTTGCAGCTCCAATAGTTGAAGTCATTGAAATTCCAGAGATGATGGCTCCAATTCCTACTTGAACTTGACCAACTCCCATTGATTCTAAACTTCCTGTTACTGAAACTAATGCTGAGGTTCCTCCTACAGCATCACCTATTGTAGATGTAGATTGAATTCCTGTTGGTTCGACAAGAGCGTTTCCACTAACTGATTGTAAAGATCCTAAAGAAAAAGTTGCTTGTATTCCTGTAATAGTCGGCTGTGATCCTGAAAGATCACCCCATTCGTTTTCCCCCCAAGTGTCACCACCCCAACCTATTTGAATAATAGCTTCAGCAGTAGCACTGCCAATACTGTAGGTTGCACTTATACCTGATAAAGATACATCGACATCTCCTTGTGCTGCCCATTGACCTTGTCCCCAACTTAAAGCACCCCATGTGTTTGCGGTTATATCAAAAATACCCCCCATACCAATACCATGAACATAGCATAAGTAATAAAAATCTGTTTGAGATGATGGAGTTACTTCAACGTAACGAGTGGTTGCTGCATTAAATGTGGTTGTGTTTGTATAATTTGCTTGGTTACTGGCTCCATCAAGATAATAAGTTATTCCTGAAGAAATAATTCCAGACGTACTTGTGTTTGTAGAAAAAACTAATGGGTGATTATTATTTGAGGCATCACTTTGTTCAAATCTTAAAGTTCCTCCGTTAACCCAATTAACAGTTCCGGGACCCGTAGAATTTCTGGCTCCATCTAAATAAAAGACGTTTCCAGTTCCTCCACCATATAGGTTTCCTGAAGCTACGGTTACTGTGTAAGTATACTCTGCCATAGCTTCAGGACCTTAGATTAAGCTAATCTTAATATAGCTGCCGAAGTTGTGAAAGCTGGGAACTGAATAGTAAATGTTCCAGAAGTTGCAGTCTTGTCACCACCAAAATCTAATACAGCAACTGCATCAGTAGTATTTGAACCACCGTCAGTTGTTGTGTTATAGATTAAAGCTCCTCTTGCAGTAAGGGTTACGTTTTGAAAACTTAAATCAGCAAAATCAGTAATAGCTACTGAAGATGAAACTTTAACACCTTGGTTTACCAAAGCACTTCCACCAGCTGTGTAGTTTGATGAAGTAACTTCATTTGCAGTTGCATAGTTTGTTGTTGATTTTCCTAATGTTGCTGAACTTGTATACATCGCCAACTTGTAAGTGTCTGATGATGAATCAAAATCGTGTTTTCCTTGTAGTAATTCTTTTTTAAAAGAATCACAGATTGCATTTGTTGTTATTGCCATAATTATTCTCCTTATTAATTTGTGTTTGGAGGAGGTGAAGGTATTTGTATTCTTGGCACACCATCATCATACTCCGCTCGTCTTCTTCTACCCATTTGTTGTAGGGCAAAATTCTGTACTTCCTCATTGTACTTCTTTTCATAAAGATTGTACATATCCATAGGACCTTTTAAAAATCTAAATGCTTCAGCTAACACACCGTGCAATAGCATAGATTCTTGATGTTGAGATAGATAAGTATTATTTGTGCTAGTAAAATTCGGTGCATCTTTAATGTAATTTATTTGCACTGTTAGTGCAGCAGATGGTGTTGGAGCTACAAGAATAATATTACCAGTTTGTACATTGTCTTCCCAGTTAGCATAATATTTTGGTGTACCAGTTGTAGAATCATTTGGAGCAAATTCAGAAATAAAACTTGTATCTCTTTTTTCTAAAAAACTTCTATTGTTTGACCCATCTATAACCTGTACAGATCTTATAACTAAAGCATCGGAAGGTAATGAAACGTATCTATTATTAACAGTAAAATTTGAAGTAGCGTATTTTCTTAAATCATCATAATCTACTTTACCAGCAATATCTAATTCAATATTTCTAATAAAATCTTGAATAATTCCATCAGTCAAAACATTGCTGCTTACTTCAGTATAATTTCTTACTTGTGTTAAAAAATTTGAATGTGTTATAGCCATTATGTAATACTCACTGTTATATTTCCTAAAGTTAATTCTGCTTGTCTTCTTCTATTTTGTAAAGATGGATCTTGTGGAATCATACTATGTAAAATTGAAGTTACCCCATCTCTAGTTACCTCTACGTATTGTGTTTGAAAAGCAAATTGACCTGGTAATGATAAATTAGCTATTCCAACCATCGAACCGCCTGAACTTACTATTGTATCGTCTTGGGGTGCTTGAGGGTTTATAGTAGATATGTCAACTGGTTGTTGAAATTTCATATTTCTAGAATTTTGTAAAGCTATTGCATCCGCAGTGCTATGTCTTCTACGTATTTGTGGATGTTTAGGTTCAAACTCTGAATAATGAACTAATGAACCATTCCATTCTTTAACCATTTCAGTGTAGGGAAAAGCCATTCCTGATCTATCTGATATCGCTTGTGATCTTTTACCTGTTGCCCATTTAGCCATAATTATATTCCATTAGGGTAGAAAGATTGAGGTGTAATATATGTTGAAGTTCTTTGACCATCTTCATCCAAAGCTCTTTTAAGTTGATCTTCATAAATTAATTTGTTTTGTTGTACTAGTGTCGGTGCGTTCTTCATTGCTAAATAGTAAGCAAGTCCTGCTACCATACAAGGTAAAAATCTAAAAACCACATCTGCATCATTTGAATAGGCTCCCGCATCTTCTATTCTTTTAATCACATAATATTTTAAAACAGTATAAGTAATTAAATTAGGAGCTTGATATAAATATATTTTGGGAGTGTCTTGTCTATCTACATAATATTGTGATGGCTGACCTAAAGCTAATTTATTAGGAAGCGCAGAATAAGCAGATCTATCTATTTTTGTTAAAGCAACATCTTGTGTGTTTACAGTATTAGCTCCTGCAGCAGTAGTTGAAACAAAAGCTTCTAATACATCACTTACACCTGCACTGACGCTATATTCTGCTTGTCCAGAAACTAAAGCGTTTTCATGAAGGGCTACTTTCCAAAGATGAATTCCTCTATTTGCCCATTCTGCAAATAATAAATTAAGGCTAGTTCTAGCTGATCTTAGGCTGTGACCACTTGTTGTGGACATGCCACATCTTTCGTAAGCTTCTTGTATGATTTCTTCTATAGATAAATCAAATGTCGTAGTCCCTGAAGTTGCCATTAATATCCTTTTTACGGTTGTACAATTTCTTGGATTGTATCACTTTTTGACTAAACTTTGAAGACCTTAGGTTTTTTGCGATTAAGTTTGTTTTTAACTTGTAATTTTTTCTTTTTTTCACCTCTAGCACCTCTTAACTTACCATCTATTTGTGCGGATATTTGTCCTCGTCCTATTGCCATTATATTAAATCCTTAGCCTTTCCTATTACTGGTTTATATTTAGTTTTACCTTCTACTCTGTGTGCAAGTAAAAATTGTTCACGTCTTCCTTCAGGTATCCAGCTACAGTGTATCCATCCCGAATTGGGTTCTCCAGGAGTGTAGTACTCGAGAATCAACTGATCTGTCTGTAGGTTCTTTTTAATCCAATCAGCAACTTCAGCATTATCGACGCCAACACATTCGAAGTCAGCCGCCTCAGCTTTTGCATGTTGGCTGTTTCGACTCGATCCTATGGCAAGGCAAAGGTCTTCTGAACGGAATCCGCTAGTCACTTTAACTCTTCCAAAATGGTCTCTTACCGGTTGCAGTATATTTTCACATAATGCTTTTAATTTTTCTATTTGACCAGAACTAGGATTATTGTTTATACCCTTGCGTATCGCTGTATCTGATTTAATTAATTCTTGTAAACTAAAATTACGTGTTAATTCCATTATTACTCCAATATTAATTTTTTAATTGATAAAGATCCATCTATATTTTTCTCTAATTCTGCTTTTGATTTAATACATTGATATTTTATATGTGACTTAGATGCACGCTTTGCGATGCGCTTTCCCTTCAAACAATCTGACATTGTGGGTTGTATACGGGCTTCCTTAATCTCTCCATGTACAATCATAAGAAGAGCAATAATTAACTCTGTCATTAGTGGGCTCCATTACCGTTTGCTCTAACTTTGTCTTTTAAGTTTTCAACATCAACTAAAAGTTTTTCAGTTTGTTTTTGTATAAATGAAATATTTACTTTATTATGCATCATATCCTCGATCCTCGTCTCAATTTGCTCTACACTTTTATAAAGATCTTCTAATAAAAAATGTTGCTCCTGGTCCACGGGGACCTGTTCAGATTTTTTAAGTAAATCATTTTCAAATAATTCTCTTGATGTTTCTAATGATACTAATCTCGAAGTCAGTTCTGTATAAGCAAAAACTCCCATTGCGACGAGAACGATCAGGCTAGCAACCGTCTTCATCGGCATCTGCACGCGTGCCTCTTCTCCGATGTTTAGTGGTTTATTATTCATCTAGGTATGTATCCTGGTTGTATAAAAAAAGCTAATAATACGAAAGCTACAATTAAAGCACCTGTAAAATAATAATTCATCCTCTGATACTCCATAATTATTTTTTTCTTTTTTTGTTTTTAAATATATTATTGACCCAATCAAACATCTTGTCTAGTAGTCCAAAAAAATTATATATAAGTCTATCCATTATTCGTAACTTTTATCCTCTGCATTTATTTTTTCTTCAACATCATAAAACATTTTGTCACTATCTTCTGTAAGCCAGTCTTTATTTTCAACGTTCCATTTCGTAGTTTGAACAGAATAGTCTGGAACACCGTCACCAACAGTGTAGTTAGGAGCATCCCACAGAATGCGGTTATTAGGCTGAGCTGCATAATTGCCGTCATCAAGAGCCAATATATGCGCACACTTATGTTCAGCGGGTATTTCAGAATGTTCCGTATCCAAAATGTTTCCTTCTGGATGACCCCAATCAATGGTAAATAAATATTCGAACGGATAATTTTTTTTATCTTTTCCATAATACTTTCCTCGTTTACCTCTTAGAAAACTAAAGCAATGAACACTAGGATAATAACTAAAACAATTCCACAGTTGAAGCTGGTCGATCGGCATATCAGGCACTTCGGCTCTATCGAATTTTTCTTGAAAAAACGCTGATATAGGCAATCTCCAAAAACACGCACCATTTGGTAACATAATGTTAAATAAGAGTGCGCGATCTGTAATAGAGACCACACTAAAGATACAACAGTCAACAGACTCTCCTTGATGTTTTTTAAGATCATATAAATATTCCTTTCTTATCTTGCAGTATATAGGTGGTATATCAGCATTCAAGTATGCCATAAGCTAACACTTCCAACGTCTTCTTGCTTGCCTTAATCTTGAATTAGGATCTTTTGCAGCTTTTGGAAACTTCTTCATCTGTCCTGCACTTCTTGCGCAGTATGATTTTCTTCTAGCTGATCTTTTCTTCCCTGGATTGTCTTCTGTAACAGCAGTGCTTAATTTACTTCCAGGGTTTTTTCTTCTATATGCTGCAACACCTGCAGCAGTCATTCCTGCACCACTTTTAGTAGATCTAAAATTCTTTTTATTTCTAGCAGGCATATTATCTCCACCTCTTTTAAAACTAGCAACACCACCAAGAGCTTTTCTTTTTTTCTTAAACATTGATCGTGTTAAATCATTAAAAGAAGGCATATTCGTTAATCTTTCCATATCCCTTCTCCAAGATTCAGCAGAACCTGAAGAACCTATTTGTCTTCCTGTTCCCATTCCTCTAAGTGAATTTGCACCTGTACCTCTTACTTTGTGAATTTTAAAAGAACTTCCTCTTTGTGATTGTGATTTAGCTGGAATGATAGCTGATTTACTATTACTTCCGCTACTAGAAACATTTTGAAATGGTTTAGCTGTGCTTTTGTTAGGTTTATAACCATGAGCTTTTTCAAAACGTTTATTTCTTTTTTTTGTAGCTATATTTTTTTTTATGCTTTTGACAAGATCAACT